ATAAAAGCTTCCACACACCGGGACTCCAAGCAGCCTCATCAATGTAGGAATTCAATTTCTGGATGTACAACCCCAAGTCTAAATCCGAATTATAGGCAAGACCACACAAGAATTTTTCCACGTCAACCCTCGTCAAATACCGCCCACAATACTTAAAAGTAGTGTGAGACAAGAACTCAAACGAAGATCGATCTGTAATCAATTCATACTTGGGGACAATACCAAAATCAGGAAAGAACTTAAAGGGTGAACAGTACGATGTGCGCGTAGAGACAATATTGTCATCACCGCATACACAATACCAACCAACGTCCAAATCCCACCCCTCAGCAACGGCCGCGTACTCGATCATGACCATCTGCAAAAACATATTCACAAAAATAGTCATGGCACCACCCGACTTATTGTTCTTATCAACAAAAACAAGAGAGCCGTCCTGGTGCGCGACGAGCACACTAACAAGATCATGTAGACAAGCATTAACTCGTTCATCACAATCCTGAGGAGCAAAATGCCGAAAGATAGGAAGGACACACGAAACAAGAACCTCATATGACTGGGTCATGTCAAACTTTGTGCAGTCTGAGGCAAACACAGTGTCAAACGGTAAGTGGGATACAAGATACTCCCACCCACCATGGAAATGAGTAGCGCCCGGCCACATACGTACTAAGAGGTTAGCACGGGTCAGTGAAACCATGAAAGATCCAAACAAACGCATCGTAAAAACATAGTCAACTAAAGAACCAGCACAGAATAACCTATACAAGCCCTTGTCAACCTTCTCACGCCGTCTGATTTCCTCCTTCATGGAACCAGTAAAAACTGGTGTCACAAACCTATACCCCTCAAACCAGAACCACTCTAATTCATCCCAATACTCAAGCATCGCGGCCCCCTTTTCAGAGAAGCCACGCTCCGTATAGGGTAAACCAGGTGACGTAAAAATGTCAGCATGGACATAAACATCACCTTGTGACCACAACACAGAACGCTGAATACCAGCGCGCTCGAGAATATGAATGACACGTGAACGTGCCTCAGTCAAAACACCATAGTCAAAACACGACTCCGTTGAACAATACAACTGACCAAAACATAAATCATACAAATCAGACCTAGGACGTGCACGAAGATACGAATCATCACAATCAACTGAAGACAAAGAAGAAACACAAAGGGAAAAGCAAGG